CCGAGACCCAAGTAAGTTATCGATGAAGATTTCTTACTAATTAACGTCGATTCTCGATCGACGACGTACGACGGATCCCGCTCCACACGGCTTGTTAAGCCGTGCTGCAACCTCTTTAAAGGTTCAATTGGATCGTATCTGCGGCGTGTCTTGACGACTCGCTGCTTAGACGTCCAATAGGAACGGGACTCGCTCCACTTTGCGTCAGGGTATCGCTCGATACCCCAAACATCGTGGTTAGTGACAAAAGAAAGAAATGGTTGCTCAAAAGGAACCCTTGGTATGGGTCCCAAAAGATCTTCCACGACTTTCAATTGGTACTTACTGCGGCGTGGGGAGATATACTGAGAATTCTCAGCATATTGTAACCACGCCACAATAGCGTTGCCGTCGGACGGTCGCTGAGGCGGAAGTTTCTTAACACGAAACGGTGTGACGTCAAAGCCCGCGAGGGCCTCGATTCCACACGATTCGCGGAAAGGAACATCACCATGGAAGCTCTTGTCTCTGTTGACCCTAAGGCCAGCACTTTCTAGAGCCGCCATGGCTGGAATCGCGAATTCGTCCTTGATGATAATATCATCACCGTAGACGTAAACTGACTCCAGCGCGGTATCGAAGCTCGACAGTTCCCAAACTGTCGCTACGCATATCGCCCAAAAGACTATCGATTCGACGGGAAAGCATACAGCTGATCCCATCGGCGCGAATTTCTCAAGGGCGATCACGTTTCCGTTAGGGAAACGTGTGGCCGTAGACCGGAGTGCAAACCACTTACGAGCTACCCTTTCGGGGAACAAGTGAGTTATTAGTTTGCACGACACACGATCACTTGCGTCTGACAGGTCAATCGTTGCATAAGCTCGACTCTTCGATGATTCGAGAGCAAGCTTCGCATTGATCGACTGGTCAGTGAAGTTCACGTGACCCTTAGTGTAGGGGTGGTGCTCGATGAAAAACATCAAGTCCGCCGCTACACCTTGCTGCAAATACATCAGTTCCTTCGGTTCACACGAAATAATTCGTGGTCCCCGAGAGTCCTTGGGTACAAGCAGCAACCTAGCCGTCGGGGTTTTCACCCTGATCAAACTCTTGTACTCACGTACAAGAGCAGCTAGTTGGAGTGGGTAGCTTCTTCGAGGCGTGTCCATATTGCTTACGGAGCCGTCAGGCAACGTGAGTGAACTACCAAGCTGGGATTTTACTCCATAATGGTAGTCGTAATACGGCCATTCCTCGTGAACGGATTCGAACAAGTGGGTCCAAGACCACTTCTTGTTCGCCCGCTCACCACCTGCAACTGCTCCTGGTCCATGCTTGGGTGTACGACAATCAGGCGTATAGCCTGACAGGTAGTCATCAAGCAAGAACTGTGCTCTCCAAAGAACTTTGGATGGGAAGATATCCAGCTCAGCTAGGTCGCGTTCTATTTCTAGAAAGCTGTCTAACTTTGCTGAGATCTTCTCAGGGGACGAAGGAATGTCTAATTTCTTCATCCCGAAGCACAATGTGCGCAAAAGGCGCACAACGGTAGCAAATGCTAGTGTCTCTCGTCCAAGACCGCCCTGAATGTATATCCAGAACGGGCGAAGGAAACAAGGATAGAGGCCATCGTAGGGTTGGAACCCCACGACGCGCTCTGTCTTGCAACCGCATAGGATCTTGTCTAAGAACTCGCCCAGCAAGGGCAAGTTCGTCGTTAGGAACCCTATGCCCTCATGTTGATACCTATTCGAAAGATATTCCACATCTCTGCGGAAATCTTTTAGGTGCTCAATATGAGTCTCTTCAGAAAGACACGCGTACGCATCAGCGAGCGTTTCGAGGACAGAATAGAGGATAATATCCTCTCGGTGGCTTTTCATGTTCTCCTCCTAAGGTAGAACAGTCCAACTGGCCATCACAACTCCGAAAGCGGGCGGGGCTTTTTGGGCCCCGCCTCACTCCTTACACCTGCCCAGTAACAAGCGCGTCGACATTTGCTGCGGTCAAAAAGTTCCGCAGAAATGCCATCACGTCCTTGCGTTGGGTGGACGTAAGAGCTTTCAAAGACGTCGGTGAATTAATGGTAACATTAATCCACACATCTTCTGGGGTCTCCAAAGGTGGATCCCCCGAACCGATGCCTGACATCTTGCACTGAACCAGAGTCTGACGCAAAGGAATTCCCTGAGCGTTCTTTCCCTGGATGCGTTGCTTAATGCTTAACGTATTGTGAAGTGACGTCGATTCGTCGGTGGAATTATACCACTCGGCGCTCGTGCGGTCCTTCGCGATTTCCGTGAAGGTTTTGGCAACTGCAGCTTCGTTGTTGAGAGTTGTGATTGTGATAGCCATTGCTGTCTCCGTCGTCCCGGATGTTGATCCGGTGACTAGTTTCCCTACGATATCTAGCCCCGACGTCGCTTTTGTTCAAAAAGCGCCGCGAGTATAGACACGTTGTACCATTTAAAAGGTACTCGGAAAGGCGAGACTTCCGGATTAGGGAGTCCCGGTCTTCTGTCGTAGCATTCGTACATGAACTCGCCGAGTTCAATACGTTGCGGAACTAAATCACCTCGTTCAAAGGGAGGGCCAATCAAGAAGAGCCGACCTAAAACCTGAGTTTTCAGGCTAAAGCCGGTTCCTATGATTTTGG